GGATTCTCTGTTTGGAGAACATTTTCTATTGATGAGACCGCGACGATCTTGTGCAACAGCATCAAATATTTAGCAAAATCTTCGGCGACGCGGACGGGGTATTATGTGGGTTCAAGCGCCAGCGGGGTCGCTGGGGGCGGGTCAGAGGAACCCAAAACTAGCAGCGACAAGGATTATGTGAATGTTGTGAAAACTATTAAAAAGGATAATGTTACGCCCAACAATATAGGCGAAATCATGTTGTGTCAAATACCGGGAATTAGTGCGAATACCGCGATTGCTATTATGGAGCATTTTAAATGCATGATTAATTTGATTGCCGACCTACAAGAGCATGGTGCGAGTTGTTTGGATAAGGTAGAACTGAAAAACGCCAAGGGCGCAAGTAGAAAATTAAATGAAACATGTGTAGCAAACATAGTGAAATTTTTATTGCAAGAATAATGGCAAGAATAAATTATAATTTAATAATATAAGCATGCAGGACGGATTTATGAATATTATTGTGATTTTAGCCATTATAGTGGGAGTCTTGTTCTTTTACTCTAGATCGGTTCAATTGGATGTCTATGTGAAAGAAGGTTTAACGAATAGAAAAAAGGGCGACCCTGAACCTACAAGCGATGCGGCGGATCGTGTTAGCGATCTTGAAATTAAGCTAGACAAGCTTAAGACGTCAGTAAGCATTGACGCCAATCGTAAGAATTACGAGAATATGATAATAAATTTTGAAGATATTATCAGTTATTCCATGATGAGCAGGCTCTCACAAATAGATCCGAACGGCAAGTTTAGCGACATATCAGCCGATTTCAGCGAATTAAATGAGATGCAAAATGCAAAGAAAACCTTGAACGACATGATGGCGTGGTTAGATAAAAAATAAAACCAATAGTAGGAATTTCACCTACGATGGTCTAACTTTTTCCACTTCTTTTTGTATATTAGATGTGGTGAAAGACGAAACTGCTTGTTTCCATCGCTATGTCTGTAATAAGATAAATCATTAAATATCTGCTGATAAAATGGTTTCTTTATTTATTGGTTTGTCGGTATATGTTTATTTATAGTAGAAAAATGAATGTGTAAATAAAATAAACGCTACTATAAATCCAACAAGTTCGCTGAAATATACGAAATGTTTTTCTTGGCTAAACATTTCTACAAATATTAACAATCCACCGACTCCATTTAATAAATAAAACCAAAAGGGAAGAATCGGCCTCCCTTTTTGTATAGTGAGTATAAGCAAATATATAATCGATAATGTTATTAACGCAATGCCGATATGATGTTCTATGTCTATTAATAACGAGTATGCCATATAATATAATATAATAAAAATATTTATTATATTTGTTTCAAAATCGGAGTTTTAAATTACCAAGAGTGTAAAAATATAATAAATTTATAAAACAGCAAATTTATGCGACTTGAATCATAACTTCGTTGTCCTTGAAATACTTGGAATCTATTAGATATTGCGTATATTCAGCACCACCCCAGTTTGGATCCATAGGATTATAACTCATCGGTTTGGACTCTGCAATTACGTCCAACTGGTCCAATGGTGTGTGTTTGCCTCTATAATAGTTAGATTTATCAAATGACGGATATGAATTTTTATTATACGGCGGGTCATTTGCAGTCGCATCAATAAGCAACGTTCGTTCTAAATTCGGATACCTATTAGAAGGATCAATTGCATAACTGCTTGGTGGAATGGAAGATTGATCAGGCAAAACAGGGTTTTCAATAACGGACATTACAGGGTCAGATGCGTTACCAGGTATTCCAGGCCGAGACGGGAACTGAGTAACGTTTGCATCTAAAGATGCGGTTGTAGGAGGCAATCCACCCTGTGGATCGGTGACACAGGGACGCGCTTTATAAGTCATATTTCCTTGACTATCATACACTTCTTGTAAATATAACACAGGGCATCGTATCCCCTGACTTCGTTGCCAATCTAAGAATTCCACATATTCTTCTAAATTATTAAACCTTACCGGATTTACGCCAGGCACTTCTGCCAATTTAGTATTGTATAAATAAAAAGCGGCCCCCTTTTGTATCAACATATTCGGACATCTACCCGAACTACCCCCCATTACGGACATAGTTTCAAGCGTATAACTTCTTGTGTAAAAATATATGCCCGCTAAAATGCAAATGATTATAAATATCTTTAAAGCCATGATTATATATATATATTATTAGCAAAAGAATTTTGAGTGAATCTTTTATTTTCTCAAGTAATATTATTATAGAAATGCCTGTTATTCATATACCTTCAAAAATGAATCAAACTAAAATGAAGGACAATGCGTCTGCAATAAACAAATTTTTAAAAAGTGGAAAAGATGCGTTTGTTTTAATTTACATGGATGGATGCGGTCCATGCATGAGCACTCATCCAGAATGGAAGAAACTGGAATCTAATTTTAAAGATCAAGATGACATTGGTGTATTTGATATAGAAATGTCCAACTTGGCAAATATTCACCATGAAGGGTTAAAACGCAACATTGCTGGATATCCGACGATGCGTCACATGCATGGAGACTCTGCAAGTGAGTATGAAAAGTGTGAAAACATCTCTCATGATCGAACACACGAATCGTTTGTAGACTGGATTGAAAAAATGAGCTCAAAGCAAAAGAGTTCCATGCGTGGCGGCGGTAGCTCTCGTGCAAAAATTGCGAGGCGCAATCGCAAAACGATTAAGCGTGCAAAGCGCACAAGGGGTGGACGAAAGTGGAGCCTAAAATATAAGCGCAGCATTAATTGCCGACGCCCTCGCGGGTTCTCCCAGCGCCAACATTGCAAGAGACGCAAATAAATCCTGACGATAATGGTTTGTTATATTACGTGATAATATAACAAAATGAGACGATATGATAGAGAAATAACAATAAAATTGATTTAGAATTATACTAGTTGTATTATCAATAAACTAAGTTAAAATGGAAAGGACCTTCAAGTTATATGATTTCAATGTGTACTCAAACAATGAGACGTCAAGTAGTGGCAGCGAAGAGGAATATCAAAGTCATCGCGATTCTTCCAACTACATGATTCAAATGTTTGGAATCAATGAACAAGGTAAGTCGGCTTGCATATTGGTGGAAGGTTTCAAACCATTCTTTTATGCCATGGTTGATGATTCGTGGGACATGGCAAAAAAGACGCGCTTTAATGAAAGCATCAAAGCAAAGCTGGGCAAGTATTACGAGAAATCTATTACAGATTGCAAACTTATTAAAAGAAAAAAATTATACGGATTTGACGGCGGTAAGGAGCACAAATTTGTTCGCCTTGATTTTGAGAATGTTGCTGCGTTCAACAAGGCCAAGGGTTTGTGGTATGGCGCATATACAAAGACACCTGCCGGCAGAAGTGAGCGCAAGTTGTTGACCGAAGGTCTCGTATTTGAAGGGACATCTACACGTCTGTACGAGGCAAACATCCCGCCTCTGCTCAGATTCTTTCATATTCAAGAGATCAGTCCTTCTGGTTGGATTTCTTTGCCTACCAAAAAGTCATTTGAGGTGACTGGTAGCGACAAGAAGACGAATTGCGATTTTGAATATGTTATTGACTGCAAAGAAATAGTTCCGTTGAACGACAAGGAGACGCGCGTCCCCTATAAGATTTGTAGTTTTGATATTGAGGCCAGCAGTAGTCATGGCGATTTCCCAGTACCTGTCAAGTCTTACAAGAAACTCGCGACAAATATCGTAGAGTATTTTGAAAAAATGTCTGCGGATATTACGCCGGATGCGTGCAGGGAGCTATTAACCAGGATCATACAAGTCGCGTTTGGATTTGACAAGTCGATGGAGACAATTGACCTGGTTTATCCCAAGAAACGGCCAACAAAGCCCGAAGTAGATACCATGACAACAAAATGGCTCAACGCACAGGCGCGATTTATAAACAAGGTTGAACAGCAAAAAACCACATCGATTGAGTCATTATTTGCCAAAATGCACCAAGATGAGGAACAAGACGACGCGGAATCGTTCGGTTTCAAAAAATATACCAAGGCGTATGCAAAAAACACGGCTACCATAGTAGATATCTTGTGCGACAAAAAGTTTGAACGCGACGGCAAGTTGAATGAATTGACATATTCGTTGAATGCGAATTTTCCGCGTCTAGAAGGCGACAAGGTCACTTTCATCGGGTCAACATTCTTGAGATACGGCGAGAGCGACCCATACAAAAATCATTGCATTATCTTGAATACGTGCAGCAAGCTCCCAGTTGAAAATAGCGAACAAGAGTCATATTCCACTGAGAAGGAGGTATTGTTGGCTTGGCAGCGACTTATTCAGCGCGAGAATCCCGATATTATTATTGGGTATAACATCTTTGGTTTTGATTATAACTTCATGTTTCATCGTGCAGAGGAAAACAATTGCACCGCGCAGTTTCTCAAATTGTCGAGGAACATTGACGAGGTTTGCGCAGAGAAGGACAGAGACTCGCAGCAATACAAGATAGAGGAAAGCAGTATTCAGATTGCGAGTGGACAACATGATTTACACTTCATTAAAATGAATGGTCGGTTTCAGATAGATTTGTACAACTTCTTCCGTCGCGAGGAAAATCTGACCTCTTACAAGCTAGACTATGTCGCGGGTCATTTCATTGGCGACTTTGTAAAAAAGCTCGATGTTGATCACGTAGCAGGAATAACAACAATTCACACGACCAATCTGACTGGCTTGTTGGAAGGAAGCTATATTCATTTTGAAGAGATTGCGCATACAGTAGATTATTACAACGATGGTGCGAAATATCAAGTGGGTCTAGTGAACAAGAAGGAGAAGTGGTTTCAGCTTGTACGGACGGATGTTTCGCCTGACATGCAGAAAAAAGTGCGTTGGTGCATGGCGAAGGATGATGTCACGCCGAAGGACATCTTTCAAATGACCAATGGCACAGACGATGATCGAGCAATCATCGCAAAGTATTGTATTCAGGATTGCAACCTCGTCCACTATTTGATGAACAAGGTGGACGTCTTGACCGGCTTTGTAGAGATGGCAAAGATTTGCAGTGTCCCAATGAATTATCTGGTCATGCGTGGTCAGGGCATCAAGCTTACAAGTTATATTGCAAAGAAATGCAGGGAAAAGCGGACTCTGATGCCCGTCATGGAAAAGGGGGAACTTGATGATGGATATGAAGGCGCCATCGTGTTGGAACCCAAATGCGATTTATATCTGGATAATCCTGTCGCGTGCGTGGATTATGCATCGCTATATCCGTCGTCCATGATGAGCGAGAATTTGTCGCACGATTCAAAGGTATGGACACGCGAATATGATTTGGCGGGTAATATGATTGAAGAGTGGGGTGTAAAGGACAAGGACGGGAGTTTCTTGTACGGCAACTTGCCAGGTTATGAATACGTACATGTGACGTATGATACATATGTATATGTGCGCAAATCGCCGTCGGCTGCCGCGGAAAAAATCAAAAGTGGACGAAAGATTTGTTGTTTTGCACAATTTCCTCAAGGCACAAGAGCAATCATGCCTTCTATCTTGGAGGAATTATTAACTGCGCGCAAGACGACGCGAAAGCTGATTCCGCAACAGACGGACGAATTTATGAAAAATGTATTGGATAAGCGTCAGCTGGGATACAAGTTAACGGCGAATTCATTGTATGGACAATGTGGCGCAAAGACGAGTACCTTTTACGAAAAAGATGTTGCTGCTGCAACCACTGCGACGGGTCGTTTGATGTTAACATATGCAAAGCGTATCATTGAGGAGTGTTATGGCGATAATATAGTAAATACGGATAATCATGGTCGAGTGCGCACAAAAGCCGAGTACATATATGGTGATACGGACTCAGTATTCTTCACATTTAATTTACAAACGCTTGATGGAAAACCGATTCGCGGGAAACAGGCACTTGAAATTACGATTGATGTAGCACAACAGGCTGGACATCTAGCATCGAGCTTCTTGAAAGGCCCACACGATCTAGAATATGAAAAAACGTTCATGCCGTTTTGTTTGTTATCCAAGAAGCGATATGTTGGAATGTTGTACGAAACAGACGCGAATAAATGCAAACGAAAGGAGATGGGAATAGTTTTGAAACGCCGCGATAATGCGCCGATAGTAAAGGACATTTATGGCGGAATCATTGACATTCTTATGAAGCAACAAGATATTCAAAAAGCGATGGATTTCTTGCGCGGATGTCTACAAAATATCGTAGATGAAAAATATCCGATGGAGAAGTTAGTCATTACAAAATCGCTGAGATCAGGATACAAGAATCCTATGCAAATTGCGCACAAAGTATTGGCTGATCGTATTACATCACGAGACCCTGGCAACAAGCCGAGCTCAGGGGACAGAATCCCATTTGTGTATATTCACAATACCAGTAAAACAGCGCTTCAAGGCGAAAAGATTGAAACGCCGACATATATCGTAGAAAATAATCTCAAGATTGATTATTCGTTTTATATTACGAATCAAATCATGAAGCCAGTACAGCAAGTATTTGCACTTGTCTTGGAGAAGATTTGGACGATGCAAAACAAGAAGGCCAAACTTATGAAATTCAAAAATGAGGTTAAGTCGTTAGAGGCGAGTTGCGACCCAGAGAAGTTTGAAGACAAGTTGGAGCAATTAAAGAACAAGGAGGTAAAGGCGCTACTATTTGATGAGTACTTGCGCGAGACGAATAATGCCAAGGCGGGAACACAAGCGATGACATCATTCTTCAAAACAAAGGCCAAATAATTTATGTAAAAACCCAGATAAAAAAATATACCAATAGTTTAGGTCATGAACGTGTTAAGTATGTTGCAATATTTATACAGCAATAAAATAAAGATAGCATTGTATGCATTTGCTGTATTTTTTCTATTTATAATTAGTAGTATTATAATTACATTTTTTATAGCGTGGATAAGTTATATATGCATAAAATATATCAAATTAAAAATATTTGGTCAATTGGAAAATATAACAGACTATAACGATAAATCAAAAAGGGTTTTGAATACGTATGGGCATTGTCGTATTAAACGTATATATCTAGTAAGAGCACCGCTGGATACAAAAATTGATTTTTTATTTAATATGCTTTCTTTGTATAATTGGGATAAATATAAACTAGAAAACACATATCATATATTTTTATTGTTTGAAGTTGAAGTATCAGAAAAAGTATTCAAACACATAGTAGTTGAAAAAATCAATGGAATTTATATTAAATCTGATTATATTATCAATAAAAACAATGAATTGATTCCAATTAAATTTGATAAAAGTGTGAAATATACCATTAGCGATTTGCTTGAACAAACGCAAGAACGTCTGAATCTTCATAAATTTTATAATTGGAGTGTGAATGGTCATTGTCAGATATTTACAAAAAATATGTTAAAATGTATTAAAACAAGGACGAAATACAAAAAGTATTTTAATCTAACATACTCTTCATCTAAGTTTAGCGAACTATTTAGTGAATTTACAAAACATTTATTGGAATGGTGTGTTCATATTTCATCTTATCAGTATACATTGATATAACATACAATATTTGGGTTGACATGACAATATTCACACGAATGTGTGTTTGTTCTTGACGAAACGAATGCGGTAAAACATAATTATTTTAAAATAATTATGTTATAATGGCTGATAGTGTTCAATATAAATCTTTGCCCGAAGTATTATATTGTAAAACGTGTAATTATTATACGTGCAATAAAAAACAAATAGAAAAACATTTTCTTTCAAGCAAGCATATTAAAAATATTTCTATTTCCGTGGAAGTTCCACCTACTCCTCCTCCCGTATTAGAGCCTGTTGCAATAGAGGATACATTGCAGTCAGATTCAGATATTCCTTTGCCGCCACCAAATACTCCAACCCCATTAGTATGTGAATGTTGTGGTAAAACATATAAGCGCAAGAGAGCATTACTTCGTCATCAATGTAGCAAACAACAAGAAGAAGCACAACCAGATACAAAGGATACAAATAGTTCTCTCGACAATCAAGAAAATGACAATCAATCACTTGAATTAATTAGCGACGGCGAAGACGACATCGTCAACAAGTCATCTAACATAGAGTTTGAATATATAACTATTGAACCATTAATTCTTGACCCATTGATTATAAATAATGAGGTAATGTATTTCCTGCAGGCATTCATGTATTCGGTTGATGTTGTAATCGGTATTTCTGTATTTATTAATAAAATCTTTTCTTTTTTTTCACTAACATCTGACGACGATAGTGATTAATTATGTTGTGGGGACTTTAATATCCCACAACATAATATATATTCCTAACTGGCTTAAAGAGCGCGACGGGGGTTCACACGCACAAATATTTCTTATCAATGAATGTGTTCTCTGCTACGCGACGTATTATCTTACCAAAGTCTCTCTTAACCTCGTCTTCATCTACTGGTCCGATGGCTTCCATGGTCAGTTTCAGGTATTGGTCGTTTTTTCTGCTGTTATATTCCGTGCAACCTGGATTCGCCTTTTTCCAGTCGTCCACCTTCAAGATATTCTTGTGGGTTATTTGTTTGATTATCTTTCTGAGCCTATCCAAGTTTGCATTGTCGCGTTCCCACTTATTATCATCCTTGATATGTATTATTTCTCTCTTGACATCACTACAATGAATGGGACGCTTAGTTATATCTAAGCTATTCAAGCGGTCAACAAAGAGTTTGGATACACCTTCTGCAAAGCCTATTTCGCCCATCCTTTCCAGCTCGAACATACTCAACTCCAGTGATTTTATAAAATCCTTCATATTCATTGCATCTTTACAAGTCTCGTTCAAGAACACTTGGAGGTTGAATGTCTTGTTGTGGCTATTGGTATGTATCGTGTTATTATTTACATTGCTATTTTTTGCGACTTCTATAATGGTCTTGTTTTGTTCTATCATCTGATTACTTTGTTGTATTAGCAAGTCCTTGAATTCTTGGTTTTGTTTGATTAGCTCTAATATAAGTGTCGTTTGCATATCGTCTGATGATGTTTTAGCTGGTTCATCAGGTGGTCGGCGATTTGATAATATGCATTTTTTTTTATGACGATAGTAGCTAGAGTGATGTATAAATGTTTTATCACAATTATGACACACATTTTTATTTTCTGTAGCCTTGATGTAGCATTGTGTAGCATTTATATGTTTAGATGTGGTTGTATGGCGTGTCCATTCACTTTTTTTAGAGCATGTATAATGACAATTTGTACACATATAATTTGGGATATGTAAGGTGTCGCCGTTTGTAGCCATAGTATATAAATTATGGCTACAAAAAAAATCGCCTAAAGAATCCGCTTAAAAAATAAAAAAAATTAGCATCACAAAATTTTTTATTTTTTTTTAGGCGTGAGACGCTAATTTTTCATTATGCTCACAAAACATCGAATTCTCAAAAGTATTTTAGGATTTCCAAAAATGGACATTTATAAATGTCCATTTTTCATTTTCTGAAAAAGGATTTGGAGTAAAAAATCGTATTTTTGCAATGTGGGTTGTGGGACCCACAAATATTTTAGGCGCGTTTCATATATAATATTTCGGATTCTTGTGTTTTTATGATATTTTCAAGAAAAGGTTGTATGTTATTTGGTTTATCTAGTAATTTTTTACTCATATGAATTGCCATTGAGTGATGTGGTATCATGCCTAATTTGTATTGCGTTTCGGAGACCATAAACTGCGTTCTTATGCACCATATATTAGCGACGACCAATACCAGTCCAAACATAAATACGCGCATTTCTTGATAATACAATCCCATAAAACAAAACATCCAGCCGTTCATGAGTAAAATCATGTATGCGTCATTTATACTGAAACGCACATCGTCGAATTTATCAACCCACATATTCATAGTGGATAACAACCCAGATAAAATCATTATAAAAAACATGACAATATTATGATTACTTTGTTCAGCGGCGGTTGCATGTAAATGTTTCATTATATATAAAGTATATAATAAAATATCACAAAAGGCGTTAAATTTATCTATCGGCGACCTTGTATAAATGTATCAAATGTGAATGCATTTGCGGATGCATCATATGTTAAATTTTCAATGTTATTATTGAATAAGTTGGCCAAAATTTGACTAGTTTCATTATCATCAAACATATTTTGTAAAGCCTGATTTGTAAGAGTATCCATAATACTAGTAAGCTGATTGTTTAATGTAGACATAGACGCAGCGTCAGAATCAGAATCTGCCAAAGGAGGAACCGGAGGAGGAAGAGGTGCCTCCCGCGGTTCAGTATTAGTTGATGGTGTAGCCGGTACAGGAGGAACATCCGTATGGTCGCGAATATCAAATCTACAAACTGGACATCGCACATTTGTTTCAAACCATGTAGCTAATTCAGCACGATTGAATATGTGTCTACAATTATTAATTTGCGTCACCTCGCTAGTCGGTTGAAAAACCTCCAAACAAATTGGACATCTATCATTTGTAGGTGTCTCAATATTTTCATATAATAGCTGGGTTGTTGCTGTAGAAATTTGACGAGGTGTCGCGACAACATTTACAGGGTCATTAAAATTTCCCATGGCTCGTGAAATAATGGCTCTTGGAAATGTTCTTGGGGCTCGTACAGGTCTGTGAATCGGACCATACCGGTTGGGGGGTGGGGGTATAGCGGAACCACCCGACCTGTGTGTTGGCACAGGTCCTGGAGCATGCGTCGGTGGATTAACCGGATTCGCAGTATTTATATTTACAGGAGCAGTCTGGTCAATAGTATAATAATGTCCATTAAAATAGAATAAATTGCTGGGATTTTGATTTTGATAATTAGCATTATATTGTTGTGGCGCATGCAGTAATTGACTATATAGAAACTCAATATGCTGTAGAATAGTATTATACATTTCCTTGTAGGTTTCAATCATAAAACGTTGGTCGGCATTGATAGTATAGACTCTATCTGTAGAATTAACACGACGATTATCTAAAAATGCGTTGCCTCTTCTGGCTACAAATCCCATGTTTTTCTGTATTTCTTCTAAAGAACGATATAGTAGACTTATATTACGATATACAAATGAAGAGTTCATTATTATATATTATATCAAATATGTTTAAATATATTGCGCAATATAGTATTATACGATGGAAATTTACAAACATAAAGGGCTAACTGGTTTAGCAAATCTAGGTAATACGTGTTTTGTAAACACATGCTTGCAAATTCTATCACATACTTATGAATTAAATGATTTATTAAATGATGAAAAATATAAAACGCGTTTAAATAACAAATATGAGACGGCTTTGTTAGTTGAGTGGGACAATTTAAGGACGATGATGTGGAAGGAGAATTGTATTATATCCCCCGGAAAATTTATTAAAACATTGCAGAAATTAGCGCAATTAAAGAACGTAAGCTTGTTCACTGGCTTTGCACAAAATGATATGCCTGAATTTTTGTTGTTTGTAATTGATTGTTTTCACATTTCTTTGCAACGCGAGGTAAAGATGTCCATCGTTGGAAAGGCGATGAATAACACCGATACGTTGGCGGCGGAGTGTTTTGAAATGGTTAAAAACATGTATGATAAAGATTATTCAGAGATATGGAACATGTTTTATGGGATTCACGTGTCGCAAATAACGGCGATTAATAACAACGCCGAAATATTGAGCAGACGCCCAGAGCCTTTTTTTATGATAGATCTATCTATTCCGCAGCACATTAAAGAGCCGACATTATTGAATTGTATGGATTTATATGTGGAAGGTGAAACTCTGGTGGGAGATAATGCATGGTTCAATGAGAAAACAAAACAAAAGGAGGACGTAAGGAAGGGAATAACATTTTGGAGCTTTCCGACGATTTTAACCATTGATTTTAAGCGATTTAATTCAAGAGGTATTAAGAACCAATGTTTAATTACATTTCCCTTGGACAATTTAGATTTGTCCAAGTATGTAGTCGGGTATAAAGCGGCGAGTTATGTCTATGATTTATTTGCCGTTGCAAACCATACAGGCTCAACGCTAGGCGGTCATTATTACGCAATAGTCAAAAACGCAAACGGCAAATGGTATACATTCAATGACACGAATGTAACTGAACTAGCCGATTTAAATCACATAGTCTCGCCCAAGGCATATTGTTTGTTTTATCGCAAAAGAAAAATTGGTGCTTAATTTTTAATCCACGTTTAGAAAATAAATTCTATTGTTGGTTTTATATATAAATGTCGCTTGCAAACTATGAACCAGTTACATTTCGTGCTGGATTAAATTGGGTAACATTTGCTGGTACTGATGTTCAAGTACCTGACGATCGTACTTTATATTGTTTCCTACCAGTTGGAACTTTAGACCAAGTTAAGAAGGCATCAGGTTATGGTACTTCGGATGTACGTAGCGGCCTTAATCCTAAGTTGTTGCTAGGCGATGTACGTAATGTGAAGTTATATTATGACACAGGCGGACGTATGACTATACCAGAAAAACAAATGGTATTGGAGGTTGGAAGGAAAAAGGGAATAGCCCCACATGTACAACGATATATGACAGAATTTGGTGGTAAACGCAAAACAAAATCAAATAGAACCAAAAAGAGAAAAACGAAACGTCGTTAATTATCATTTTTAGAATAATATTTTTAATTACATATATTAAGATGCAAGTAACTACAGATGCGACATTAGACCCAAGCGTTACATATAATTATTATGATTCGTTGAACAATGTCAACATTACGCCGAGCGTAATCATTATTATTATTGTTGTTTTAGTGGTATTTATTGGGATATTCGCCTCTTTAGGAAGTTCGGGGGAAGGTTCCTCTGATGGAAATAACGAATATCAACAAGGAACGACATTCTTTGGTATATTGGTTGGAATCGTGTTTTTGTTTATTATAATATTAGGCGGTGTAGACTATTTCTATGGAACCACGATATATGCATCTGGGAAGAATTTGTTTACAAACACTCCTGAAATTGATATTACGTTGGATCAACGAACGAATAAAGACCAGCAACCAGCTTCTCCAGCGCCATTGAATGTATCTAGTGAACAAGTATTTAATATACCTGGAAACTATTATGGCTACGAAGACGCAAAGAGTTTATGCACTGCATATGGAGCGCGTTTAGCAAGTTATGATGAGGTTGAGAATGCACATAAAGATGGTGCTGAATGGTGTAATTATGGTTGGTCGCAAAATAAACTCGCGCTCTTTCCGACTCAAAAATCAACCTATGATAAATTGCAAACCATTCCTGGACACGAAAATGATTGTGGACGTCCGGGCATAAATGGCGGATATATGGAAAACGAAAAAATAAAATATGGTGCAAATTGCTTTGGTAAAAAGCCGGACATTACGCCAGACGAGATGATGCTCATGAGTAATACGACCCCTTATCCTAAAACGGAAAAGGATCTTGCGATGGAAAAGCGCGTAGAATATTGGAAGTCCAAATTGAGCGAGATTTTGGTTTCTCCGTTCAACTACAACCAATGGAGTCGTGTGTAAATAATTACATTCAATGCGTATAATATAATAATTTATATTCTATAATTTATTATATAGTATGATAGCAATTACTATTTCTACTAACTATCATGATATTTTAAATATAATTATTCCACAAAATCACACCTTTTTCGAAAAATGGTATATCATAACAGATCAAAATGATAAAGATACTATAAAGGTTATTAACGATTATAACTATGATAATATTCATATTTTGTATTATAATTTTTATGAACATCATCGCATATTTGATAAAGGTGGCGCAATAAAATATTGTCAAAAGGAAGTCGTTTCTAAATTAAATTATACAGGCAATATAGTTATATTAGATAGCGATATATTTCTACCTAGTAATTTTCCTGAGATTATAAATAATTTTAATATAAAAGACGACACTCTATATGGAACTAACAAAAGGATAGATTATTATTCATATGAAAATTTAAAAAATAATGTAATCGATTATCATTATGAACATAGTAAAGAATTTCACGGCTATTTTCAATTATATAAATACGATCCAAATAAATTATACTCTGAAAGTTATAATTGTTCTGGGTGTGATTTAGTATTTAAAAACCATTTTAAAGATAAAATTATAATTGATAACTTAGACGTGTCCCATCTTGGCAAATCATATGTTAATTGGAATAAAAGATTAGATAAATCAGATTTTATAATCTAAAACTCGTGTTTATGATATCCAATAAACGATATCATAAATCTAAATCTAATCCTTACTTGCTGACTTCTTGAGTTTTTTTGTTTTTCTAGCACCTGCAACTAGAATAATCTCAGCTTTTCGCGTACCAGATTTTCGTTTGCGTTTTTCATTTTCAGACGCAAGATTGAGTAATTTATCAAATAAGTCTTCACTTATATCGTCTTCTTCATAAATATTGTCTTGTTTGCAAGGCTGGTTTTTTTGTTGTATATAGAAAATACCTGCGGGTACAGAGAGATTTTTAAACATATCAGAGACATGATGATGAATGCTGTTGCCAGACGAGGGTCTCATTTGTGTCTCAGACTCTTCTTCATCATCATCATCTTCATCATCGGCACTTCGCGCACTACCACGTAAAAAAGGCGTCAACCCCATCATGGGAGATTTACCTTCTCTCAAAAGTGCAGAATTCACACTAAATCCGCAACTAGTTATTTCTCCGTTTGGTTTTTTGCAAAAGATAAATTCGTCTTCATTATAAACAGGGCCATTTGAATCTGTATTATCCTCATCAGTTATAATTACTATTGGTTTCTTCATATATATTATTAAAAGCGTTTAATTTCAGAAACTAATTTTATTTCGCGGTTTTCCTTCAAGTAATTAATTATTTGTTTTACTTGAGTTTCGTTTTTTATGATTTCGCCTAAAGATGTTTCCAAATACTTATATGTTAATGGTGCAGGTACCCGTGTATTTACAAACTTCAAATTGCCATCGCTAATTTGCACAGATTTATTGATCAGGTTATTTTTTTGGACAATAGTCTGAATATTTTCATTCACTGAACTTCTCTTTTCGCGTATTTCTTTTGCCTTTTCATTTAAAATTTTTAGTTGATTGTCCAATAATACCCATTGTTTAATATTTTCTTCAAAACTCATTTTTTTTGAGATATGGATATAAAATAATTTACAACATATTCTGTAATTATTTTTGTCGTGTAAATATATAATGGCACGTACACGTCGAAGAATGAATCGTTCAAGTAAAGCAAAAACAAACAAAAATATGAATGCGGCTGTTGCGAATATATTGTCGAGATTAAGGTTAACCAATAAAAGCATTGCGGCTGCAATTGGTGGCCGTCGTACGCGAAAGCAACGGGCCACTATACCTAAAAGTGTAGCAATGCGCGCAATTAAGGCAAATAGACGCGTAGCATCTGCTGCTGCGGCGGCCATTGGCGGACGACGATGGTAAGCTGTGGGTTTGGGATTAAATTTATTTGTAATGATGTAAATACAAATAAATAAACTGCAAATAAAATTATTTAACGCCTAAATCTGCGACTACGTCTAGACTTGTTCATACGGCTCTTACGGCGACCATATCTGTTTTGTAAAGCAAGAAGACCAAAGGGAACAACTGCTTGGTTAATAACTTCGCCCATTAAGAATCCACCTCGCTTTTTAGTCATGCGCCCGCGTCTTCTGCGACGTCCTCCAGCGCTTTGGATTAGCGACAATTGTTGCGGGGTGGGCGTTTGAGATGCAGGAAGTATAGTGAAAGAGTTGCCTAAAGTTTTGGAACCAATATCAAAGACATTGTTATATTGTTGGTTTTCACCTCCATATTTGCCTTCTACCCAACCAGCCCCTCCACCTCCATTGTTTGGGTAGTTAACGGTTGCAGAATTCTCCGCAAGAGCGCCACCCCCTAGAAACCCTCTATGCTTATTTGAGCGGCGTCTAGATAGTCTATTATTACGTCGTCGGTTAGTTCTAGCCATTTATATATTAAACAAGGATAAAATTTATTCTGCCTTTGTGAAAATTCCTTTATTACGCATAAACCATATAAATAATGCCAGGTTCGCTAAAACCATTACAAAAATCATAAATAGTAATAAAATAGTGACATACGTATAAGGTCTAATTT